CTCCAGCAACGGCAACACCATTCGGATGCAGCTGCATGTCGAGAAGGAACTTCAAATGAGAGTCATTTGCAAAAGCGGCAAGGTAAAAGCTGAACTCATACTCCAATGCCTCCAGTGAACAATGTTGATCGAACCGTGAGAAATCAAGTGGTACAGCAACAGGATCAATTAAATTGTCCCATTTCTGTGCCATAATTCCCCCAAGCTCGACACAATTGTACCCACTCATCACCGTTGGTTCGCCCCATACCTCATCTATGGCCTTCATAAAGTTCTTTTCGTTGAACTTCAAGTAGGTCATAAGATCTAGACTATATCTGGGGTTAGGGAACTGTATCAAACGAGGAGCCGGATCAGGCTTGAGTGTTAGGTTAGTCTTTTCCGCCTTGAGGAAGGCGGTAAGTCTACCGTCCTCTTCCGTGACCGGATACTGAAGAAGGGATTCATAAGCGTTGGCATAACGCTTAGCTTTACGGCCGGAGTATCCACGAACGACAAGTTCGTGTGAGCTCTGGCGGCAAGGCACGAGGCACTTAAGCCATGACTCCCTAAAAGCAGTATAGTCGTTCACAAAAGGAGAGGAAGGTCGGGGAGGCTCAACCAAGCCTCCTTTACCATCCGAAACCCTAAACACCCTCTCATGCAAAGCCCTACCTAAGTTAGCAATGGTGTTATTATGAACACCCCAACTTTGACCAAAAGCACATGCACTAACACAAACTAAACTACGCTGTCTAACCTCCTTACTAAACTCCCAGTCAAGAACCTTCATCCCAGGGACAACCTGATACTTGATACTTGTGTCAAATCCCTGGGTCTTGACTAGGCACCCCTATTTGAAAATCCAGGTTTGGATCCCGGAGACTATTCTAACCGAAAGGTTAGGAGTCTCTGACTTCCAAACTCTCTGGAGATACCTTTTCTGCATCTGGGGAAGCCCATTCAACTGACCAGCTATGATTTGCTGATCAGAAGGTATGATGGCAAGTGCAACCGCCTGAGGTATTAATCGTGCTGCATCACTCACACGGATATTCAATTTCCTACACTCCTTGTGCAGGAAAAGGTTTATCGCTTGTATTTGCAGCTGGTCATTCTTGGGAATAGGGAAGGCGAGTTTGGCCTTGTTGACCAATGAAGTCAAAGCTACACCATATAGCTTCGGCTCTACCCTCTTCCTCTCCTTCCGACGGATTTCCTTGTCATCTATCCTGATTGGTGAACCGTCAACCACCTTCTCGCCGCTTTGTTGCATAAAATCAACCTTTGGCGGATCGGTGATCAAACAATCCTCGAGCTCAGTAAAGTCCTCACAGTTAGGAACGCAGTTAATCGCTTCTAACACAGTGGTGACCAATTCACCACTGCACTCTCCAGGCGAGTGGATAGTCGACAATAATGTCGGCTCGCCACTTGTTAGAGCGAGATCTTGCTGTTCACGCCAAGCCACTAAATCACAGTGTACCTTGTAGGCTCCAGCAATTAAAGCACCACAAGTTCCCACAATTGCAGCCTTCTTCCAATGCCTTTGTCCAAATCTCTTAGTAGCATTGCCGATCTTTAAAGCAGTAGCTTTATCGAGGGAAAGTGCCTGGGTAAGAGAAGTGGTGGAATTAGCAACAACTGATCGCGCAAAGCCAAACATAACTGAGGCCATGTCTGGGTTTAACGTGCGTGAAAAGTAATGGTCCAAGTCTAGAGCGCCCCAAAGAACTCT